TCCTATTCCAGATGATAATACATTTAATGTAACAATTATTTTTGATATTATAGGGCAAGAATTTCCAACTCAAGAATATTCATTCATACTAGAGGCAACAAGATAAAATGCCTTTTACTAAATTTACAAATCTAGATTTTGATCAGATAAAGACCTCCATCAAGGATTATCTCCGTGCTAACTCCACATTCACGGATTTTGACTTTGAGGGGTCTAATTTTTCGGTATTAATAGATACACTAGCATATAATACCTATATTACGGCATTCAACTCGAATATGATTGTGAATGAATCCTTCCTGGATTCTGCAACTCTTCGTGAGAATGTCGTCTCACTAGCAAGAAATATTGGATATGTACCTCGCTCCAGGACGGCAGCAAAGGCACAGGTATCTTTTGATGTATCTGTGGCAGATACTCCCGTAATTACCCTACAGGCAGGTCTGGTGTGTGTGGGTTCGGTAGATAATACTTCATATACATTTTCAATTCCAGACAACATATCATCAAATGTTGTAGGAGGAATAGCATCTTTTAATAATATTGACATTTATCAAGGAACATTTTTAACGAAACAATTTGTTGTGGATGGGTCTCTGGACCAAAGATTCATATTGAATAATTCATTCATAGACACCTCGACTATCTCGGTTTATGTGAAGGGAATCAATGATAGTGGTCTTGGAGTAGAATATTCTTCTGTCGATAATATTCTTCAAGTAGATTCAACCTCAAGAATCTATCTGTTACAAGAAGTTCAGGATGAAAAATATGAATTACTTTTTGGGGATGGTCTTATTGGACAAAAATTAGAAAATAATGCGGTAATTACGGTAAATTACATTGTTACTGATGGTGAAGATGGTAATGGTGCCTCTTCATTTTCTTTTGCAGGAAGCATTAGAAATGCATCCAATGGACCAATTAATATAGATTCGGTCTCGGTTACAACAAATCAATCATCGCAAAATGGTTCCGAAATAGAATCTATAGATTCTGTTAAATATTTTGCCCCAAGAATATATTCATCTCAGTATAGGGCAGTGACATCGCGTGATTATGAGGCAATTATAAAAAAAATATACCCAGATACAGAATCAGTTGCGGTTATTGGAGGTGAAGAATTAGATCCTCCAGAATTTGGTACGGTATCGATAAGTATTAAACCAAAAAATGGAACTTTTGTTTCCGATTTTAACAAGCAACAGATTATTAATAAGTTAAAACAATATAGTATTTCTGGAATTAATCAAAAAATAATTGATCTTAAGATATTATATGTAGAAATTGATTCATCAATTTATTATAACTATGCTCAAGTATCTACAGTAGAATCACTAAGAACAAAAGTTGTAAATTCATTAACAGAATATTCTAATTCGGTAGATCTCAATTCATTTGGTGGAAGATTTAAGTATAGTAAGGTTCTTCAAATAATTGATAATACTGACGTTTCTATAACTTCTAATATTACTAAGGTTAGAATCAGAAGAGATTTGAAGGCACTGATAAATCAGTTTGCTCAGTATGAATTATGTTTTGGAAATAAATTTCATATTAATTCTGACGGATTTAATATTAAGAGTACTGGATTTAGAATTTCAATAGATTCTGATACGGTATATCTAACAGATATACCTAATTCTGATGGAAAAACAGGAATAATATCGATAGTAAAACCTTTAAGTGACGGAACCACAAGGGTAGTCGTACAGTCTGCCGGAACCGTTGACTACACAAAGGGTGAAATTAAATTAGGAACTATAAACATTATTTCAACATCTAAAGAAAATAATATTATCGAAGTGCAGGCATATCCAGAATCAAATGATGTTATCGGGTTAAAGGATTTATATTTAAATTTTAGTATCTCAGAAAGCTCAATAAATATGGTAAGAGATGTAATTGCTTCTGGCGATGAAATATCAGGTACAGTATTTGCTAGAGACTATTATACATCAAGTTATTCAAACGGGAATCTTATAAGAGCATAATATGATACAGACTGGGTTCGAATCTAGAGTTAAGGTTCAGCAAGTTATTGAAAATCAACTTCCAAACTTTATTTTGGATGAAAGTCCGAATACGGCAGAATTTTTAAAGCAATATTATATTTCTCAAGAATATCAAAGTGGTGTAGTTGATATTGCAGAAAATTTAGACCAATATCTAAAGTTAGATAATTTAACTCCAGAAGTTATTGTAGGATCCACCGAACTATCTACCAATATTTCATCTTCTTCAGGAATTGTTACGGTTACTTCCACTAAAGGATTTCCTCAAACTTATGGATTATTAAAAATTGATGATGAAATTATTACATATACTGGAATAACCACAAATACATTTACTGGATGTGTTCGTGGATTTAGTGGCGTTACCAACTATCATTCAAATTCAAATCAAGAGGAGTTAGTATTTTCAGAATCAGTATCCGCATCGCATAGTGGCGGATCTTCTGTACAAAATCTAAGTTCTTTATTCTTAAAAGAGTTTTATAAAAAAATAAAATACACTTTTACTCCTGGTTTAGAAGAAGTTGATTTTGTATCAAATCTAAATGTTGGTAATTTTATAAAAGAAGCAAGATCCTTTTATCAGGCAAAAGGAACTAACGAGTCATTTAGAATTTTATTTAATATTTTATATGGCGTAACTCCGCAAGTAGTAAATTTAGAGGATTTTTTAATTAAACCGTCTTCTGCAGAATTTATAAGAAGAGAAATTGTAATTGCAGAACGAATTTCTGGAGATCCTTCTAAATTGATGGGACAAACAATTCAGAAATTTAATGATGAGAATACTAGTGCCTCAATTTCTGAAATAGAACCATTTACCAGAAATAATGTACAATACTTTAAGATTTCACTTTTTGTTGGGTATGATGATGTTTCCGCAGTTTTTGGAAATTTTACAATTACACCAAGTACAAAAAGTCTAAAAAATGTTCCTATTGGGTCGGAAGTAATTTCAGTAGACTCTACAATTGGATTTCCAGAACAAGGAACAATTATATCCGGAATCAATACAATTACTTATACTGACAAGAGTATTAATCAGTTTTTTGGATGTACTGGTATTACATCTTCAATTTTATCATCCGATGATATAAGATCCGATGAAATTTATTTTGGATACGAAAATGGAGATCTGAATAAAAAAGTTGAGTTGAGACTTACTGGAGTATTATCTAAATTTGTTCAAGTATCAGATACTTTAAATTTGGATGAAGGGCAAATAATCTCGGTTAAAAATATTGGAGATTTAATTGAAAATCCACAGCAAAATAAGACATATAAAGAAATTTTTGCAAATTCTTGGATATACAATACTGGATCTAGATATGAAATAGAAAATATCAGCAACTTTACCCTTACAAGTCCTATTGACAGGTCTAGTTTAAAAATTGGGGATGAAGTAGAAATTTTAGAAAGAGATAGTAATACAGTAGTTTCATCCTCTGGAATTACAACTATTTCTGGTATTGTATTTGCAGAAAATAGAGTTACTCTAGGTAATTTAACTTTTACTGCAGAAAATGGAGTGCAGTATGATCTAAGAAGAAAAATTAATACAGCAAATAGTACAATTGTTCCAATAAAGTTTGGAAATAATGTTATTTTATCAGATATTCAAAATTTATATACTGATGATGAGTATGCATATGTAGCTTCTAACTCATTACCATCTGGTAGAGATGGATATAACGGAAATTTTATATACGAAATAACAAAGGATATTAAAACATCTGTAGGAATAGGAACTGCTGATGTAATAGATGATAAGTATACAAGCATAGTATTTCAAAATCCAGTTCCATTTATTACTGGAGATAGAATTTATTATCAACCCTCAGGAACTCCCATTGTTGGATTAGACACCGGAGATTATTATGTACAAGTTCTAGATCCTTCCAATAAAATAAGACTATTTTCATCATTATCATTTGTTGGAACTAATAATTTCCTAACATTTTCAGATTCAGATTTTGCTAATCAAACTCATAGATTTACATTATACTCTCAAAAATCTGGTACAATAGGTGCTCAAAAATTACT